AGAATCATGGTTCTGCTGGAACTGCTGGTGCTTACATCGTAAGTGCTAATGCAATTGCTGCTGGTTCTTTTGCGATCACAGTTTCTAACGTATCAGGTGGATCTTTAAGTGAAGCTATCGTTATAAACTATGTTGCTCTAAAAGGAGCATCTAGCTAATGGCAATGTACGCTTTTAGGCGTATGAGAGCGAGGAATGAGGCTGCTCAAAAGGCAGCTTCATTAACTCCCACTCTTGAAAAGCCAAAACCAAAACCAAAGCCCAAGAAGGTAAAACTAAATGGCGATAACTCTTGATGCAACTGTTGGTGGTGCTAACGCAAACACCTATATAACTCTTGCTGATGCAAATTCATTTATTGAGGGTTTAGTTCTCAGTGATGACGCTGCTGCATGGGATGGGTCAAGCAACGATAATAAAAATCGTGCCTTGTTCACGGCTGCACAAAGAATTGATCGTGAAAAGTTTTTAGGGGCTAGGGTAGATGATACCCAGGCACTTGAATGGCCAAGATCAGGAGTAAGAAAACCTGATACTTACACAAATTTGTATGGGCTAAGTTTTCCAAATAGATTAGTTGCTGATTATTACACCGATACTGAAATACCAGATCGTGTAAAAAATGCACAAGTTATTTTGGCTGTATATCTCAACAACAATAGGAACGGGCTGGAGTTGAGTGGTCTGGAAGATTTTGCAACAGTTAGTATCGGTAATATAAATGCAACCCCTAGATTTTATGGGGCAGTTGGTATTGATCGAATCCCACCTATAGTTGATCATTATCTAATGGGTATTAGAATAGGTGGAAGAGCAAACTTACAAATTAAGAGGTCATGAAAATGGGCTACGGTTACGAATACCCAGCAGCAATCATTATTACAGATACAAACGCCCATACTGGCAGGTTTGGCAAGGTGCATTGCCTGACAGATGCTGAAGCTACTTTTGTTGCTGAAAACATTACAGAGAATGGATCTGCAACTATCAACGGTATAACTATGAAGGCATCATCTGAAGTTTGTGGTGTGATCACAAGTATTACTCTTGCAAGTGGCCAGGTTATTGCTTATTCATTATGAGTCTTGCCAACGCACTAAAAAAGGCAGCATCAAAGACTTTGAGCAAACTTGGAGGTGATGTGACTATCAGACAGGTAACGGCTGGCAGTTATAACACAACCACAGGAGCTATTACAGAATCCACATCTGATACCACCGTTAAAGGTGCGTTAACAAATGTAAACCGATCAGAGGTAAATGATCTGATTGAATCACAGGATAAAAGGTTAACAATATCAGCAGGGGATTTGACCTTTGTCCCAACTACAAAAGACAGGGTTGTTATAAGCAGTGTTGAATTTAAAATTATTCAAGTTGTGACGAATGAGCAGAATAATACAGCAATAAGTTTTGATCTTATCTTGAGGTAAAGATGACAAGAAAAATAAGGCTAGATCAAATTGATGATGTTATGAGGGAAGCGGTAGAGGATTTAGTAAAAGCCACCACTTTGGAGTGGACTAAAAGAGTGAAAATAGCTACACCAGTTAGAGTTGTTTATGAAGGCGAACCAAAAGGAGGTGGCCAGCTTAGAGCAGCATGGCAGACAGATATAAAGCCATTACAGGGAACAGTTACAAATAACTTGCCTTATGCAGAGCCTGTATGCTTTGGTGTTAATTTACCTCCATCATGGGGTGATACTTACAGAACAAGACAAAAAACAGTCCCTGGTTTCCCAGAGCTTATTGGAAAAGAGCTTGAACAATATGCAAGAAGAGAGTATGAAAGAATTAAAAGAGGTATTTAATGGCCGCAACTGATTTAAACACTGTCAGATCCACAATAGAGGCTAGGTTAGCCACAGAGCTTGCCTCAAGCCCTGCTATACCTGTTGTATTTAATAACATGGCCTTTGATTCAACAACAGAAGATACTTTTGTTCAATGTGTTACTAGCTTTGGTGCTAATGAATATTTAACTCAAGGTAATTCAAGCACTGCTACAAATAATGTTGTCGGTTTGGTTATACTAAATATCTTCACAGAAGAGGGCATTGGGGCAGGGTCAAACTATACCATTTGCAAGAGGCTTAGAGACTTATACAATAGGATCACTGTTTCTAATGTAATTTTTGATCCACCTATAGGCCCTGAGATATTTACATCAAGTCCAGAAGGTAAGTTTCAAACTCAAATTAGAATCACTTTTAACATTTATGAGGATCTTTAAATGGAAATAACAGAGGCAATGCTTGATGCAATCGAGGCTGTAAAAGGTAGGCGTGACCCTGCTTATTGGGATGGTCGTTGCAGACGATATATGGAAAAGCAAGAAAATTTAAAAAAAGATGTAAAAAAACCTAAAAAAGGTTAATATAAAATAAATACTTTCTTTTGTTATGGCTATTAAGGGTGATGTTGGGAAAATCATGTTTGAAAACGCTGGCGGAACTGAAGCTGACGTTAACCAAACAAGATCGTGGTCTTTATCTATTAGTAAAGACGTTATAGAGACAACAAAACAAGGCGATACTTTTAAAACAAATATTGGTGGTTTAATTGCTGGCGAAGGTTCAGCAGAACTTTTATATGCTCCTAGTGAAACTGGAGCAGGTTATACAACATTTATTGATGATGTATTAACCACAGGTGATAATGCTGATGCATTATTTGAATTATTCCCTGATTCTGGCGAATCAGCAAAGAAAATCAGTTTTGCAGGAATTATTACCAACGCTGAATATGGAGCAACACTTGGAGAAGTTCAGATAATTAATATCAGTTTTATTACAAGCGGTACCATAACTTCAGCTATATAGTACATTTTAAATAACTAACCCCATTTAATTCATGCCAAACAAAAGAACTATTGATCTGTTGACTGAATCTTACAAAGATCAGATGACAGCTAGACGTAAATATGAATTTAAAAACTCTAAAGGTGAAAAGGTTGTTGATTTATACTTTAAACCATTAACTAGATACGATAGGCAACGTGCGCAGGGTGTAGCAGGGACTGATGAGGCTCTTACAGTATCAACTCAATTACTTTGCCAAATGGCAGAATTAGAAGATGGTACAAAAGCTTTTGCTCTTGCAGATGCACCAAACTTACAAAGAGAATTACCAGAGAATATTTTAAATGAAATAGAGTTATTTTTGTTTGATATAAAACTTGATGTAGATACAGCAAAAAACGATTAAGGCGAGATAGTTGGCTTAATTTTGAGTTTTTTCTCGCAACAGAACTTGGTAAAACAATAAATGAACTAAGAACTTCTATTTCTGAGGAAGAGTTGATATATTGGGCTGCATATTATGAAGTTAAAAATGACAGGGAAAAACAAGAAATGGATCGTCAAAAGAACAAAACAAGGTAGTATATAATAAAGGTTATTTGTATTTGTGGCACAATCAACAGTTAAACTTATAGTTGATGCACAAAATGCTATCAATCCTTTAAAAAGAGTTAATGATGCTACGAAAAATCTAAGCAAAAATACAAATACATTAAAAGATAGATTAAATAAATCAAACATATCAATAAGAGAATCAGGAAAAGCAGCAAAATCGGCTAGTGGAGGTTTTGCAACTCTTAATAAATCATTAGGCCCATTACTAAAAGCTTTGGCTGCAATTGCTGCGGTTAGATTTGTTTTTGTTAACGCTGCTGAAATAGAAACGCAAAGGAAAAGCTTAGAAGTTCTTACTGGTTCTCTTTCTAAAACAAACCAGATAATAAAAGAATTACAAGATTTTGGTGCTGTTACACCATTTACAAGTAGTGAATTAATAGAACAATCAAAAAGACTAAAGGCTTTTGGATTTACTACTGATGAATTAACTGACAGTGTAAAAAGATTGTCAAATATTGCTGGTGCTACTGGTGCGGACTTGTCAGGAATTGCAACAGCCTTTGGACAAATAAGAGCCAAAGGAAAATTACAACAAGAAGAAAATCTACAATTATTGGAGAGAGGAGTTGATATAACAACAGAACTTAAACGAATAACAGGTTTGCAAGGTGAGGAATTTGAATCTGCTATGAGAAAAGGCCAGATTGGTGCTGACCTTGTAAATCAGGCAATGATAAATCTAACTAATGAAGGTGGAGCTTTTTTTGGTGGTGCAACAGCACAAGCAGACACTTTAAATGGAAAGCTGTCAACTTTAATTGACTCAACACAAAATTTAGCAAGAACAATTGGAGATCAGTTATCACCAGCAATTAAAGGTGCTTTAGATTTAGCAACAAAAGGAGTGATAGCGATTGAAAATATGTTTAAAAGGTTTGGAGATATTGGAGATGTTGGTTTAGGTAATGTTGCAAAAGCAGAAATGGATGCACAAAAAGATGCAGCAAGATTAACAGCCACAAAATTTGGAACAAATTTTAAAGGCGAGAGTGTATTTGCAAGTAAAGAAGAAAATAAGTTTTTTAAAGAACAGTTTAAACTTTTAAGAAAAGCAAATATTGAAAGAGAAAAATTAAGAAATAAAGCCTTTGAAGAAGTAGAAATTATTGAAGAAGGCAATAAAAAGCAAACAAAAAAAACAGAGAAAATAATTGAAACAAATAAAAATCTCAAAGAACAGTTAAGCATTTTTGATGAAATAAAAAATATTGA